AAGGTTAGAACAACTTTTTCCTGTCCTAAGGAAAAGTTGAAATATCAAAAAATTTTATATCAAGCCCAGAATGATGCGATCCATGCAAATGGAAACGAAGCTGGTGTCTTGATTCGCTATGGTTTAGTAAAACAGTATGGCGGTTTTAATAGATATGTCAAAGAATTTGAGTGCTGTACATTCTTATCTCAATCTGATGTATCTGGTTATGATCGTAGTTGCTGGCTACACCTAGCCTATTATTTACGGCGTAAACACATGACTGTTTCCTCTGATGAATTACAAAACCTGAAAGGGTGGACAGAATTCCATACTAAGTATGGATTGTTCATTCATCCTGACGGTATAATATATCAGAAAGAAACAGGGAATGGCTCAGGTAATAATAACACTGCAACTGACAATTCAATTGTCCACGTGGTTGTAGGGTTTGATTTATTTATAGAAGTTTACCGCGTCTGCTTTCGAGCAGAGCCATCTGTAAAAGATTTTTTTGAAATGACCGTCGTTGGAATTTATTCTGACGACAAGAACTTAGGATATACATTTAACCCCCTCGATTATATGTCTTTAGAAGAATATTATGATTTAGAAACAAGAGTCTACGCTAAATACGGATTCGTGTTGAAGAAATCACAATGTTACGCTTGGACTCGAGAACCTGGTACAAAAATGGAACAATGCTTTGAGTTTTTAGGCTCAGCAGCGTTTTATGATGTGTCAAGGCAAATGTATATTCCTTACCCCCGGCTAGGGAAGATCTGTTCAACAATTCTACGTCCCTTGAATGTGGAGTTGTCAGTAATAGACACTTTTTCTAAAGTTATTCAACTCACTTTTCTTTCAATTGCTGTGCCTGCATTATGTGTTACTCTTCGTGATTATGCGAAATTTATTTTCGATAGTCACCCAGAGCAACAGATAGAGATGTTATCGTTGGTGGAGGATTTTTCTGTCTCTGATCTTAGTATCGGTTCCCTTGAACTTTTACTAACGGGACGGGAAAGTAGTCTTAGGCCTTGCTCATTTTCTTTTTTTTTTATGAAGCAACCCCAGGCTCTGAGGCGTGGTTTTAATATCCCTATGACAGCAGAAGCAGCTGAAATTAAAATAGATAAGGTGTGTGGAGCAGTTGGATGCTCCAAACAAGGGCAGTACTGGTTAGAGTGCTGTCTTGATCCCTTTAAAGATATGCCTGAGTCCCCTCAGGGTTTCCCCGATCTAATCAATTCCCCTTCAGTAGT